AGATAATTAGCACATGGGGGGTTATACCCCCTTTTTTAATGCTAAATAAGAGCGTAGAGAACTAAATACGATGCCTTTTCACATTAAAACCCCAAGTGTTTTAAATCCAACTATTGGTGATGTATATTATAAAGGTGGTAATGCCTGGACTGACCTGTATGACGACAGAAAAGTTTATGCAAATGAAGCAGATGCTAATGCAGACAAAGCAACCACTGTTACTAAAAACGGTGTGACTTATACTCCTAAGCACTTTGCCAACTCCACTGTTGTTAGTGAATAATTATGGCTGCTAAAGACGGCGTATCTACTTCCAGATTAGGAACTCCTATTTTAAATAGAAATTTTCTATCACCTACTGGATTTAAATTTGCGCTTAAAAGAAGTCCGGGAGTTGCTTTTTTCTGCAATCAAGCAAATATACCATCTCTCGATCTTGGTGTCGCAGTGCAACCATCCTATCTAAAGGACGTTGATGTTCCGGGAGATAAAATTGCTTTTGGTGATTTAAGTTTAAGATTTTTAGTTGATGAAGATCTTACAAACTATATGGAGTTGCAAAAATGGATTCGTGGGCTTGGTTATCCCGAATCAGAAAAAGATATTAGAGACTTTCAAAGACTTGGAAAGGGTGACGTTGGTGGATCTTACACTAGAGAAAGTTTAAATATCTACTCTGACGCTACTCTACAAATTCTTAGTAATAATCTTGTTCCAAAATTTCAAGTGACCTTTAGAGATGTATTTCCATATTCCCTATCAACTATTACTTTTGATGCAACTGATACAGATATCGAGTACTTTACATCAGAGGTAAGTTTTAAGTATACTATCTATGATATAATAGATATGAACGGCAATTCTTTATGATCGACCTTGATGCACTTCAAGGGATGTGGGAAAAAGATTCTAAGATAGACATGGACAACCTTCATACGGAGTCCACAAATATTCCCTCTCTCCATGCGAAGTATTTTGAATTATATAATACTATCTTTCTGATGAGAAAGAAAGCAGAACAGCAAAGAAAAAATATTAGACACGAACGCTATGAATACTTCAGTGGTAAAGCAGATCCTGATGTATACATAGATAATCCATTTCCAAAAAAGATCCGTGACAAGGACACAATGCAGAAGTACCTTGACGCTGACGAAAAATTGTCTACAGTATGTTTGAAGATAGACTATTATGACACAATGCTTGTCTATATCGAAAGTATTCTAAAACAAATAACTAATAGAACGTATCAAATTAAAAACGCAATAGAGTTCATGAGATTTAACTCAGGATTAGGTTGATGGATGAAGAAGAGCAGTATTATCATTTAGAGTTGCCGATAGAGGCAGTTCGTATCATTCACGTAGGATTAACACAAGCATGTGAGAAATGGTCCGGTGGTGATCCTGTTGAGCAAGAAAATCTATTAGCTATGAGAGATCATTTTTATCGCATCATGCTAGAACATAGGTTCACTAATATGTAATAAATATTCGTAGATGAATGGATCTATGTGATTGACACTAGTGCAAATCTTGTTATATCTAAATCCAACGAAGTATTTTTAAAGATTAATACTGAACCTCATATAGAATATGAACTTAGAGATCACTTTAAGTTTGAGGTTCCCAATGCAAAATTTATGCCACAATATCGTGGTAGAAACTGGAACGGAGAGATACATCTCTTTGATATGCGTTCCAAACAAATCTATGTCGGTCTGTTAGATAAGATTGTATCTTTCTGTGAAAATTACGGATACAGTTACAAGTTTGAAGACAATAAATTCTACGGAACTCCTTATGAGGAGAATGAGTTTATTTCTTTTGAAGGTGTTAAAGATTATATTAAATCGATTTCGGCCTACGCGCCACGACAATACCAAGTCGAGGGAGTATTCGATGCTCTAAAACACAACCGAAGACTATTGATATCTCCCACTGCGTCAGGCAAATCTCTGATGATTTATTCATTAGCAAGATATTACGCTGAGCATGGGAAAAATATTCTGGTAGTTGTTCCCACGACCAGTCTGGTAGAGCAGATGTATAAGGACTTTGAGGAATATGGCTGGGACGTTGAGACCCACTGCCATAAAATTTATAGTGGGAGGGAAAAGAATGATAATCGTCCAATTGTCATAACAACATGGCAATCTATCTATAAGTTAGAAAGAAGTTGGTTTGAAAGGTTTGAGGTTGTGATTGGTGATGAAGCTCACCTATTTAAATCTAAATCTTTAATTCAAATTATGACTAAGCTTCATCATGCAAAGTATAGATTTGGTTTTACTGGTACGTTAGACGGCACACAGACGCATAAGTGGGTCTTAGAGGGTCTCTTTGGTCCGTCATACAAAGTCACAAGAACTGATGAGTTGATGAGAAAAGGGCACTTATCACAACTTGATATTCAATGTCTTGTGCTCAAACATTCACCACAAACATTCGATACATATAATGATGAGATTGAATATCTTATCTCTCATGAACAGAGAAATCGTTTTATTAAAAACTTAGCACTTGATCTTAAAGGCAATACTCTTGTTCTTTTTGCAAGAGTCGAAGCACATGGTGCCATACTCTATGATGAGATAAATAAAAACAAGCGAGATGACCGTAAGGTATTTTTTATACATGGTGGTGTAGATGCAGAGGAAAGAGAATTAGTACGAGAAATTACAGAACGAGAAAACAACGCTATCATTGTTGCCTCTTATGGAACTTTTAGTACAGGTATCAATATTAAAAAACTCCATAATGTTATCTTTGCCTCTCCAAGTAAGTCCAGAATCCGCAATCTTCAGAGTATTGGACGAGTTCTTAGAAAAGGAAAAGGCAAAGTAAAAGCAACTTTGTATGACATATCAGATGATTGTTCAACTAAATCTAGACGAAATTACACATTAAATCATTTCATAGAAAGGATTAAAACTTACAATGAAGAAAATTTTAACTATGAGATAATCACTATTCAATTAAAGGTATGATAGAAGACGATTTTTATTGCACAGTTAAATTTAAATCTGGCGAAGAGATCTTTGCTAAGGTAGCTGCTTCAGAAGAAGAAGATAGAACCATGCTATTAGTTTCTCATCCTATAATCGTAAATGAGATTAAAGGAAAGATGGGAACAGTAGGATATAAAATTGAACCTTGGCTAAAAACAACCACGGATGATATGTTTGTCATTAATCTTTCGGATGTTTTAACCATGTCTGAATCTACAGACATTGAAATGATAATGATGTATCAAGATTATCTTAGGTCATCTGATAAGAATAATACAAACCAATCAACGATTGATCGTAAGATGGGCCGTCTAGGAAATGTAAACGATGTAAAAGAAATTCTAGAGAAGATTTATAATAAAACCCAAGAGTAATATAGCTTCCTTATCAACCTCCACAAAGGTATTCTATCTGGTATTTGAAATGTGTCAAGTCCCCTTGTCACCGCGTCACTAAGATGATATAATCTATACATATTATGAGATAAACTTATGATACCGAATATGACCAAAAGAAAAAGGTCTGAACACTACGTCAACAATAAGGAATTTCTCGCTGCACTAGTTGAATATCGTAATGATGTTGAAAATGCATTCATTAAGAAGTATGGTAGAGAACCTGAGAAGTCTGATCGTGCCACACGATGGGATACAAAACCTCCCATTCCACGCTATATTGGTGAGTGTTTCTTGAAGATCGCAAATCACTTGTCCTTTAAGCCAAACTTTGTCAATTACATGTTCAAGGAGGACATGATCTCTGATGGAATCGAAAATTGCGTTCAGTACATACATAATTTTAATCCTGAGAAATCCCAAAATCCTTTTGCTTACTTTACGCAGATCATTCATTATGCGTTTCTCCGCAGGATCCAAAGGGAGAAGCGTCAACTAGAAATTAAGAACAAGATCATCGAACGGTCTGGTTACAGTGAGGTGTTTGATGACAACAACACTCTTGACGGATCAAATTACAGCGACTATAATCAAATCAAAGACGCTGTGCATTCAAAACTTCGTAATTGATGAAAGTCGCAATCATTACTGATCAACACTTTGGTGCTCGCAAAAACTCCAAACTGTTTCATGATTATTTCCTAAAG